GGACAAGGCCATCCTAGAGAATCACGACTCCATGCCCAAGCTTGCGGGTGCAATGCAGGGAATGGTAGAGTTGCTGGAGCAGAAGATGGCCCTCTGGATCGAACACATGGAGCATGAAGAATAACAAGCAAGATCAAGCCTAAAGCTTGACGTTATCCCGCAATTGATATAGGCTCCTCAGTGGGCCTATTTTTTTGCCCGTCAACTTCAACAGGCGTTTTCATCCAATGCCAACCAAGACCGCCAAACCCAAAGCAAAGATGGGCCGCCCATCCAAGATGACAGAGGACACTATCGCAGAGATATGTGGACGCCTCGCATCAGGTGAGCCAATGAGTCGTATTTCCGACGACGCTCACATGCCTGACATGACAAACGTCTATAAGTGGTTGAAAAAGAACGATGAGTTTCGCCAGCAATACGAGGAAGCCCGTAAGGATGGAGCGCATACATTCGCAGATCAGATAGCGAAGATCATCGACCAAAAGCCCCTTGAAATAATCGACGAGAACGGGAACGTCAAGTACGACTCAGGATCAATAGCGTGGCAGCGATTGAGGATGGACGGCAGGAAGTGGTTAGCTGCCAAGTACCTGCCCAAAGTGTACGGCGAGAGGATGGCGGTTGAGGGTGTTGAGGGTGGCGCACCGATCAAGACTGAGGACGTATCGCTTGATAAGCTGAACAGCATCCTTCGCAACATTGAGATGACAAAGCGCCTTGGATCCGACTCTGCTGAGTGAAGAGATATGGGCAGGCTTGAGCGACAACAACAAGCTGGCCTACATCTCCCACTTTGCATGGATTGACAAGGCCCACAAACACCAGATACCGCCACCGCTAGAGCAAGAGTACCTAGTGTGGTTACTGCTGGCGGGAAGAGGCGCTGGAAAAACGCGGGGTGCTGCTGAGGCGCTGTGGTGGTGGGCGTGGACCGACAAGGGCAGCAGATCGCTCGTCCTTGCTCCAACCTCTAACGACTTGAAGCATACCTGCATAGAGGGTGAGTCTGGCCTGCTGGCATGTATCCCCGACCAACTGCTGCTGGACTACAACAAGCAGGACCATTTGCTGACGCTGGTCAACGGCTCGACGATACGGGGAATCAGTGCTGACGCCTTTGAGCGCTTGCGCGGTCCACAGTTCCATTACGCTTGGGCTGACGAGCTTGCCGCGTACCAGTACCTTGGTCAAGGTGAGACATGGGACATGATGATGATGGGCCTGCGTCTGGGCAAGTCCCCGCGAGTCATTGTGACGACGACCCCCAAGCACAAGGATTTGATACTGGATCTGGTCGCACGGGAGGGAGAGGACGTCATCATTGATCGCGCCTCGACGTATTCCAACATCGACAACCTTGCTCCTACCTTCTCAAAACAGTTAGAGCAGTACAAGGGGAGCAAGCTCTACGATCAGGAGGTGATGGGGGCGCTGGTCGATCTGGAGGATGGCAAGGTGGTGAACAGGGCGATGTTCAAGCTCTGGCCTGCTGGCAGGGCGTTCCCCAAGTTTGAATACATCATCCAGAGCTATGACTGCGCCTTCAGTGAGAAGGATCACAACGACCCCACAGCCATGACCACATGGGGCGTGTTCAAGCCACTAGACGGTCCCATGTCGGTCCTGCTGATAGATTGCTGGGCTGAACACTTGGACTTCCCGCACCTCAAGCCCAAGGTGCTGGAGGAGTGGAAGGTGAGCTACGGCGAGGGCAAGGAGGCCAAGCGCCCAGATTTAATTCTGGTTGAGGACAAGGCTGCTGGCATATCGCTTATACAAGAGTTAAGATACGCGCATCTGCCGGTGAGGGCGTGGAATCCGGGACGCGCCGACAAGATGCAACGATTGCAGATCACCGCAAGCATCTTCGCAACGGGTAGGGTGTGGCTTCCGGAATCGACCGTCAACAAGGGTTATGTCAAGGACTGGTGCGAAGCGTTCCTGTCTGAGCTATGCTCGTTCCCTGACTCCTCGCACGATGATTACGTCGATAGCTGTACGCAGGCGATACGGTTTCTCAAAGATCAGGGCTGGCTAGACATCAATCCGGAGCCACACTATGACGATGAATATTATGCCGATGCCAAGCCCAAACGGGAGAACCCGTATGCCATTTAAATGGTTTCTAGAAACCAATTACCGGACAGGGCAAAATGGCTGATCCTCGTAAAATCATACAGTTAGCCGCCAGCGTTCCCAAGATGCTTGAGGAATTATCGAGGTATAAACAACCTTCCAAGCTTGCCGCCAAGATAGCCGAGCCGAGCAGGACGCAGGTACTGCCGATGCCTAACAGGTGGTTCTTGCAGCCCGACAAGTACCCCAAGCAGCAGCCACTGGTTGAGCGGGTCTTGCAGGCGAACAACATGGACCGCACCGACTTCTTCTCTGGCGCGAACGTGGATCCAAAGACCGGCAAGGTGCTGGACTTCAACGTGATGGACGATCTGGGGGTATCTGTCAACGGCCCCCGCCCGTCAATGTCCGGTATTCCATCAGGCATGGAAAGCTTTCTGGAGGTGCCTGAATCAACTGGACCGCTGACCAAATCAAACCTAGTGAGGCGGGGCCTGTTCAAGCCGGTGGGCGGCGACCCCATGCTGAACGACCTGAGCTTCTTGGCAACGATTGAGCGCAGCGGCGCTGGTCACCAGTACGGTCTTGGGACTGAGTACATGAGTCCTGCCGAGTTGACGAACACAATGACCGGCGAGAACCCTACGTTGAGGCCGCACAGCCGTGGCGACCTGTTTGGGATGGGTGATGTTGTTGGCAGGATCCAGACGCCGCAAGGACGCCCTACTGACGTCTACGAGTCATTGCTCATCGCTCCCAAGGGATCGGATGTGAAGGGCGTGAAGCTGCATAAGGCGAAGGGCGGCGTCATTGGAAAGGTTGTGGCTGCTGCAAAGGGGTTGAAGTCTCTGGAGTCGATGGCCCCAAGAACCAGTCTTACATCCGCTGAACGTGAGGCTAACTTGCAGAGGTTCATGTCAATGTCGCAGATTCGTGAGCCTTTGTATCACGCAACACCGAAAGACTTGAAGGTTATCAAGCCCGGAGGAGACGACCCAACCGTGAGCGGTAAGGCTATCTGGACAACGACGAGCAAAACCCATCAGCCAGCTCAACACAACATTGGCTCTATAAATGGTGAATACCGCGAGGGGACCAATGTGATGCCCCTTCATGGTCGAGCGGAGCGCCCTTTGATGTTGGATGACAAAGGTATGCTTGATTGGGCGCAGACTGTGTTTGCTGGCGGTAGCAAAGAGTTCCCTGAGTTGATGGCAGACAAGTGGCTAGATGAGGTAAGGGGCGCTGGTTATGATTCCATCATCTTGGCAGACCCGCACGGCGTGGGTAATCCGCACGAAGTTATTTTCTTTGAGCCAACGCAAGTGAAGTCGGCGATTGGCAACCGTGGCACATACGATGTCAACGATCCAGAGTTGAACAAGAAGAAGGGCGGTGTCATTGACCAGACGATAGCGCAGGCGAAGAGCAAGTCTACGCCTCAGCCACGGTTCAACGCGCCCGTCAGAAAGCCCAATCTGATTGAGCAGGGCTTTGACCAATATGTTGCGTCAAAGGATGAGGCCAGAAGGAGGATACTCGGTGAGGTGCCTGAACGACTTGCAAGATCGTGGCAAGGTGCTGGTGGTGCGTTGCTTGGGTATGCCGCGCAGGGTCCGGGCTTTTTTGGCGACGCTGCCAATATGTATCAAACGTTCAAGCCAGACTCTTTGGGAGACTTGCCTGCTGGCGTTCAAGCCCTGCCGACCACTGATGACATACAGGATCTGCTGCGAGAGAACGTGAACGCCTCACCTGAGTTCAGTGCTGGTATGGCTGGGGGCAATGCGATAGCTATAGGTCAAGCAGCGGCGGCAATCCCCGGCTTGGTCAGAGGCGCAGTGAGAGTCGCGCCCAAGATCGCCAAGTCACTGGTCAACGAGGCATTGGCTCCGAGGGTTGGTAGAAGGGCGCAGGAGGGTGTGATCAAGCCCAAGGGCGGGAACTGGGTGAATGGTAGCGTTGATTACGCGACCCGGAACTTGAGGGCAGTTGACGAGGGTGATATTCTTTTTAATCGGCTTCCTGAGGAAGTGAAAATTGGCCTTCATAATCAGGCTAAGAAGGAGTTGGGTTGGAGTGGATATGGTAGAGGAGAAGAGCAAGATGCAAAATTAGCTGCTTGGATGGATGCAAAAATTGCAGAAGATAAATTTGGCATTGATTTGCCAATTACTCCAAACAATGCGCTCAACCAGTTCATTGACAAGCAGTTGAACCGCTATATCAAAAATGATATGGGGACGCCGGAAGACCCGATCAGGGCGCTGGCTGAGAAGGGCAACATTCACTTCACGCCGCAAGGTGGTGCCGTCGGCTCTCACTTCAATCGCAAGCATCAAGGAAGGTCAACGGAGGCTACCGGCACCTCTCCTTTGGCAAGGGCTTGGGAGGACAGATCGGACTCTGCAATCAGGGGTGGTTCATATCGGGATCAATTTAAATTTGGTGA